TGGATAATTATTATCTATTTTAGTTACTAGTAGATCTTCATTACCTACAGTATTTCTAATTAGGCAATCTTCAGTATTATCATCAACAAATGTTTTTCTTCTAACAAATGTCGAGTTTGAGTTTAAATTAAATCCAACACTTTTAACAAAATTAATCTTCTTATGTTTTTGATATAGATCAAAAACAACATCTTCACCTATAGTTGTTAACACTCGATCTATATTTTCAAAGAATAATTTATAGTAGTGTTTTTTCCTAGCAATAATCATTGCCTTTGCATTGTTGAAATACTCATCATAATCTTCAACAATTGCTTTGTGAATTTTTTTCTTATTTTTAGGAATATCTTTTTCAGGTTTATATTTGACAGACTGTGTTCGTTCTACAAAATCATTTATTGCCATGTCTGTTCTAAGAAATTCTATTTTAGAAAACTGATAGAATTTTTGATCGTTACAAAATACTTCTACAAGAAAATGAATTATTTCTTTGTCATTTAGCAGTAATTTCATTTTTTAAAATATTCCATGCTGCGCCATTAGTCATTTCTTCTATAGTAAATTGACCGTAGGCTAAATTGTAACACTGACGTTTAATTGTAGATTCGTCTGGTTTAAACGGCGTCATTAATTGTGTCAGGTCAGTGCTGACTAACGGACTAGCTGCACATGGTACTGCTACAAACGCTGGTATACCATATAATACCGACTCTAAACTTGCAATACTGTTAAAAGAAACAGTAGCGTATACGCCACTGTCAAATGCATCATATATAGAATATTCGTGATTTCGATAGACTCGAGATCCCTTTTCTCTTATCTCAATAGGCATGTCAGTTTGACGTTTAATTATTTCAGTCGTTGACTTGATCCATTCTTCGCAGTTAATGCCGAACGAATTACATGCTTTAGGATTAGGTAACACTAGTAATATTTTATTACCAGGTTTCTTCCAACCTTTCCATTCTAATCTAGGATCTTGCTTGACTAGTGCATTCCATCGATCAGCTGGCACATCTCTAATAACATCATGTTGCATTTTATTTTTAACAATTCTATGCCACAATTTTTTACCACTAGGATTACCTACAGATGGAAAGTTTCCAAGATATCCGGTATCAATATAATAACAATCTCTGTTGCATTCTGCACATTGATCCATTAGATGTTTTTTAGTAATGCCTCTAACTACAAACGGCAACGTAGATTCAAAATCGCAAGTTACACCGCCTCGTGTACCTTTTGCAAATACTTCTTGTAAATTTATATCAGCCATTAAGCCCTCGTTGTAAACAGTACTCTGTATAGATTCTTTCTTTATGCCACTCGTTGGCAAAGTTTCCTTGATCAGAAAATTCATGGAAACATGGTGTACCTAATGTATAGTGTACTAATTTAGCATGGGGATTCCAGTCGTATTCAACATCTAACCAGTTCCATTCTTTAGGAAGTTCTCCAATTAGATCATCAGTGAGCCAGGTAAATCTGTGGACCTGTGCTCCTGTTGCTGACTGTACAAATTCGGGGGTAACTCCAACATTAGCGGGGTGCCCGCAATTCCATAAGATGACACTTGACCAATTCTTTCTAGGATAATTAAATGATTACTACCGTCGGTATGTTTTTCGTCGTATCCCTTTAGTGCATTTAATGCAAGAGGATTTAATGCTACAGGTTGACTACTTCTTCTAATAATACTGTTTGTACATACATGATATGCAATAGCTTCGCGCGGATCGTATCCGATAAAAATTGGAATCATTTTCTTTCTATGTCCTCTTCAATACAATTTTCCCCGTATTGTATTTCAACTACTTTAACAGGTACATCATACGGATTAGTTAGTTGGTGCCATTCAGTAACAGGCACACAATATTCATCATGTGTTTGTAAAATAACAGGCGGTAATATATACCCGGTATCCATTGTTCTGTTTACAATAGCTTGCCCTTCACTAACAATCCAATATTCTGCACGTAAATTATGACGTTGCATGGATAGTTGTTGTTTAGGTTCAACTGTTAATTCTTTAACTTTCATACCAAAAACTTCGTGTAGTACACGATAGTATCCCCATGGACGTTCTGTTCTAGGAGCCTTCCATTCTTCTAATATCCAACTGCTACTGTTTGCTTTGTTAGTTCCACCTACACCAAAAACAAATTCTACATCGTCAAATACCATCTCCGGAATATTGTCTCTAGTACGATCGCCGCCGTTGGCAAAGATAATATGATCCCTAGGAAACATTGCCTTTACTTTACGAATAGCATCAATAGCACTATTATCAGTGTCGTCAAATTCTATTACTTTGTGTACTTGATAGATATTTTCAATAATGGCTTTGCGTTCACATGCAGGCATAAAAGATCTGCCTTTTTTGCGTGTAAGCCAATCGTCACTGTTTACGCCCACAACTAATAAATTACCTAGTTGTTTGGCTGCTTTAAAATAAGCAATGTGACCAGAGTGTAAGGGATCAAACCCACCTGTTACTAAGACTATTTTCATAGTCTTATTTATATGGGTGTTTTATTTGATTAATTTTTCTTAAGAATAAATGTCAAACTATTCCAGCCTAGTAAGGGTAATCCAAATGCATTGACTATTTCTTGTTGTGCTGGAATAATGCTGTTTTTAAAAAATTTTAAATTAGTTTTAAGAAACAGTTTACCGTTTGGATTTAAATGTTCAAACATTTGATTTTTCCATTCTATCCAATCGTCGGATTTATAATAACCATCTTCTTCGTCAAACACAGTTCTAGATGCAACAATGATGTCGTATTGTTTAGGTAATACAATCTTTTCTGATTTTTTAATTACTAATTCGAACAGGTCAATATTATAGTGTTTATAAAGATCACTAACTGGCGAACTAATTATCTCTGGTACTTCTGTACCATACGCATCATGTCCATACTCTGAACACAATTTAAGAAACAACCCTGGACCTGCGCCTACATCTAAAATGCTTAACGGAGGTGAGTCTTTTAATTTTAAAAAATTAACTATAGAGATAGCATCTCCTAGTTTTCTAATGTCTGGAGGGAAATAACCTTGAGAAGTGTAACCAGCTGTTGGATTCTTTTCAAGCCATTCAATAACAAAAGAATCGTATAATATCGATTTTGCACACCTCATATCGTCATCTGATATTATCATAGACGATCTATCTTGTCTATATTTTGCATTATTAAAGGGTTGCATCTTCCATTCCTGCTACTCTGAGCTTAACTATATTAGTGAGTTGCCACTGTTTTTGATCAAGTGCTTTAGTAATACCTAACCACTTGTTTCTTAGCAATGCAAATTCGTTAATAATTTTTTCAAAATCAACCACATCAGACTCGCCTTCTACAAACTTTTCACAGTCTCTAGAAGACAATGCTCTTTGATAGTTTTCTAAATACTTACGAAAGTGTTGACTCTTAAGTCTACGTAATTCAATATTTAAATATTCCAAAATTGCTTCAATCTCTTGTAGCTGATTAAATCGTTCTTCCACAATGCCGGGCATCCTGGCAGCGGCCTTTTCAATGTTCCCCGCTATGCGAGCATCTGTCTTTGCTGCCTGTAATTCAAGATCAAAGTGTGCCACGGCATCGGGAATGTACGAAATGTCTTTTGAAACTTTTGTATACCAACTCATAGATTATTCGTCATCTTCGTATGAATCTAAATCTTCTTCGTCTAAATCTTCTTCTTCACTATCTTGATCAAGATAAAAGTCAATAGCGTTATCTAGGTCCTCGTCAAATCCACTAGCAGCAGCCATAGTTTTATCACTAATTCCATGATCAGCTAGTAGATCAACATATCGTTCTGCTAGAACGTCAAGTACCTTTTTATCCGCATACTCTTTGAAAAGTAACCAAATATCACCAATATGATTTTCATTCATGTTCTACAATTTCTCCAGTTTCAAGGTCGATGTTAGATTGTACTGCAACAGCATCATCGAATGCAAGCATAGAATACCTTTTGCTTCACACAGGTCAACCATACCACTGTAAGGACTCATACCTGTAGCATAAGGAATCTCAACTTGAACTGATTCAAATGGTTTAGCATAACGAGTTTTCATAATCTTACAGGCTGCACGGATACCGTTAACAGTTGTAGTCTTATTACCATCTGCGTCTGTTTTCAATTTTAATTTACGCATAGCAACTACAATACTGCTGGCATAGATAAAACCTTGGCCACCTGAGATCTTGTCATCTGGGTCAAACATGTCTTGTGACGCATAGGTGTGATTAGTACAAACTAATCCAACATTATAACTACCAAACATGTTTACGCAGTTACGAACTAATGAAGTAAGTGCCTTAGGTTTACGACCCATGTCACCTTTCATCTCACCTGCTTCGAACTGATTAACGTCTGTCGGAGTCAACAACATGCCCAATGAGTCAATGACAAACAGTACCTTAGGACGAGTTGCTTCATCCATTGTTTTGTACTCTTTCATGAATTCACTAATGGTTTTTGCCACGTCGTCAATCATAGCCATGTTGAGCTTTAACAATTTTTGTTCACTTGTATCAACGCCTAGTGCGTGAAGCCATTTCTCATCAAGCGCATTTTCACTATCAACAAGGATAACATAAATGCCTTGTTCTTGTGCGTTGCGAATTAGATTGCCAGAACACACGTAACTTTTGCCAGCGCCTGACTCGCCAGCAAATACAGTAACTTTGCCCAAAGGAATGCCTTTGTTAAAGTCTGCACTAATAAGATAGTTTAAGGCATAATTACCTGTCGAGACCCAATCAGTTGGGTCATTAAAGCCAACACCTAATCCGTCAATAGACTTAGTTAGTGTTTTGCGGAATTTAGATAAGTCAAATGCTTTTGTTGCCATAATTAATTATCCAAGTCCATTGCGACCCATTCTTTGACCACTGCAATAAGTTCTTCTTCTGTATTGCACATGACCTTAGCGGTCTTCCATTCTTCTTTCTTATCGCGACCACTAACTTCTATCATAAAGCCGTTGTCATAGCGATTAAGACTGATATTTTCATTTACTTTTGCAAGTTTGTTTAATTTAGCCATAGTTATTCTCCTAGATGGTGGCAATAGGGGCAACCGCCCCTATTGCTATTTTGCTTATTGCTTACGATTGCGGATCATAGCAAGAATGTCTTCTGCACGACTACCGCCTGCGGCAGCTGGTGCTGTTTCTTGCTTAGGTGCTGAGAATGATTTCTCTGCTGTAGCAACCTCATCTTCCCAAGGTGCTACATCTTCTGCGGCTGGTGCTGCCACTGGTGCAGGACGAGCAACAGAAGTTGCCTTAGGTGCAGAGTTAGGATCACCAGTAGCCTGGCCCATACCTGCTGGTTTAAAGTATTGTCCCCAACGATCCATGTCAAAAGCTTCGCCATCAACACTTGCTTCAAACATCTCTTTCATTACTTTAACTTCAACATCAGTTGGCTTCTTAGGCAAGTAATCTTTAAGATTAAACAAGCCATGTGTTTCCAAGTTAGCAACTTCTGCTGTATCTAATGGGCGGGTACGACGGCTCCATTTGCTAGTAGAATAGTCAGCATAACCACCTTTTGAAGTCTTGATCAACTTGAAGTCAACTCCGTTAACTGCGTCAGTTGGCAAGTCATCCATTTCTGGATCAAGCAATGCGCCACGAATAAGTTGGAAAATCTGTGGGCCGATAATGAAACGACGGTTTGCATTTTCTGGACGATTTTCTTCTTTAAGACCGTCTTCAACAACGTATCCTTGGAAGATATAACTACGTTTCTTCCAGTACTTGCGACCCATATCTTCTAGTGCTGGATCTTTGAACCAACCACGTACTTCGGACAAGATTGGACATGTCTCTCCGTACATTTCCATACAAGGAACGTTAACAGTCACTGGTTTACTGTCAGTAGAACCCTTTACTCCGGCGAATGGCAGTTTAATCATTGCCCTTTCGACCCAGAAAAATGTATTGTCAGGATTTCCGTCAGGTAAAAAACGGACTGTTGATTCGGAACCTTCTTTCAAGTTCCAGAAAGGGTAAATGGAATTGTCTCCACCGGTACGTTCACCGCCACCTTTCGAATTACCTTCTTGCTCTTTGAGCTTTGCTCTGATTTCAGCTAATGATGCCATGATTATCTCCTATTGTTAGCCTAAGTTTATTTTGCATTTCTGCTAGTTTGCCTATATCTACTTTACACCATTGTAAAGTAAAAAAGTGCATACATGTTATTGTATACGAATTTATTTATCATTACAAGAGAAATCTTATATATTTCTTGAGTTATTTGTTCGTTTTGCAGTTGTTCCCATGCCAACGATTATACATAGCTTTGTTTTTTCCTGTAATACCACAATACTCACATGTCCATTCAAATTGAAAAGGA